ATGGTACAAAAAAACGCAGATTGGCACCGCGCAGATATTGTTGCAGCACTCAAAAAACGTGGTTGGTCAGTAAGAGCTCTTAGTGTTGCATCCGGCTTGTCGCCAAATACATTGAAAGGCGCATTGCAATTCCCTTATTTGAAAGGAGAAAAAATCATTGCAGATGCAATAGGCGTCCCACCTGAAGTAATTTGGCCGACACGCTATGAAGAACGTAATTTCAAGCCAGTATTAAGTGCTTCGCACTAATTATACGCAGATGTTTAAAAGAAATCATGCAAATGATTACAAATGAACTAAAAGCGGGATAAGTGGAGTTTTATATGCAAACAGATAGTCTTTCATCATCAGAACTCGCAAATTTACGGTTGCCAAATCTACAAGTATCAAGACAGGCGATTGAGAAGCGAGCCAAGACACAAGGCTGGCCGTACATCGAAGAAGTTGGCAAAGCGCGTGGAGGCCGTCTGAAAAAATACTTAATCGCTTCCCTCCCTGCCGAAATCCGAGCAGCCATCATGAAACGGCAGTCGGACGAGCTGGCGGAGAAGATGCCGAAAACCCTGCCCCAAGTCAGACCGGGGACGGCGATGTCGGCTCAGGCACTGGCTGAAGCGGCCAAGCTGTTGAACGAGAAACAACGGTCGGTGGCGGATGCGCGATGTGCGGTGGTGGCGGCGGTATTGGGGATTAAATACCAATACGGTTGCTCTGCGAAGGCTGCGGTGGCTCAGTTTTTGGGCTTGCTGGCAGAAGGTAAATTGGACGCGGTCACGCTTGGGAACTTGGAAAAGGCCAATGACCGCAGCCGGTCGGCAAAGGTTGGCGAACGCACTTTAGACGGCTGGATTTCTGCTTATTTGAAAGCGGAAAACGCGACGGAGCGGTTGGTTGCTTTGGCTCCGAAGACGACGAAGGCGGTCAAGCCGATTGAGAGCTACGGTTGGTTGCCGATGTTTATGCAGTTTCACAATATCCCGTCCGCGCCGAAGCTGGCGCACAGCTACCGCCGGTTTGTGCAGTGGGCTGAAGCGGAAAATATGCCGGTCAATGATGTGCCTAACTTGAGTATGGTGCGCCGCGTTTGGGACAAGCTGCCGCTGATTATGCAGGAGCGCGGCAGGAAAACGGGGGCGGCTTATAAATCGCTGCTGCCTTATGTGAAACGTGATTGGGGGGCTTTGAAGCCTAACGATGTTTGGATCGGCGACGGCCACAGCTTTAAGGCGAAGGTGGCACATCCGGTACACGGCAGGCCGTTTAAGCCGGAAGTGACGGTGATTATTGATGGTTGTACGCGGTTTGTGGTCGGTTTTTCGGTATCTCTTGCTGAAAGTTGTGTGGCGGTATCGGACGCTCTGCGTATCGGGGTCAAGCACTTTGGTTTGCCTATTATCTACTACTCGGATAACGGCGGCGGCCAAACTGGCAAGACGATAGACCATGAAATCACGGGTATCACGTCCCGACTGGGTATCCGCCATGAAACGGGTATCGCGGGCAATCCGCAAGGCCGAGGCATCATCGAGCGATGGTGGAAAGACAATCTGATTGAGATGGCGCGACAGTATGAGACGTTTGCGGGCGCGGGGATGGACAGCAGTACGAAGAACCTGATGTACCGCAAGATGGAAAGTGCTTTTAATGCTTTGGAAAAAGGCAAGGATTTAACGGAGGAACAACAGAAATATTTGAAAAAACTGCCGAGCTGGTCGCGTTTTATCGCGGATGTGGTCAAGTGTATCGACGAATACAACAACCGCCCGCACGGCGAGCTGCCCCGACATCCTGACGGCGGGCATTATTCGCCGAAGGAATATCGGGAAATGAGGCTGGAACAGGACGGGATTGCGCCGGATATGTTGTCGGCGGAAGAGCTGGCGACGATGTTTATGCCGCAAGAGGTGCGAAAGGTACAGCGCGGGTGGCTGGATTTGTTCAACAACTCTTATTTCTCAACCGAGCTGGCGGAATATCACAAGGACGAGGTGCGGGTCAGCTACGATTTGAGCGATGCATCGGCGGTCAATGTGTTTGATATGAACGGCAAGTTTATCACTAAGGCGCAGGCCAACGGCAATACACGCGAGGCTTTCCCGACGGCGCGTATCGACCAACTGGCGGAAAAACGCCGAAAAGGCAAAATCAAGCGGGCGGAAAATGCAATCAAGCTCGCGAATGCGGAAGTCAATCCGGCACTGGAACAGGCGGCAGCTTGGGACGAGCTGGGACATTTGGGCGGAAACGTCATCGAGGCGGAGTATGCGGTATTGCCGAAAACGGGCACGGACGATTTTGTGTTGTTTGAGGCGGATAGAAGTTAAAACGGTTTTAAACCTCTTTTAAAAGGACTAAAAAAATGAAACAAATCAATCAAGCATTGCAACAAAAACTGGCTGAATTTAAAGCCAAATCAGGCATGAACCAAACCCAACTGGCACGCGGTATCGGTACTTCTCCGGCATCCATCAGTATGTATCTGAACGGCACTTATGCGGAAAAAGGCGGGAATTATGAAACCATCGAGCCGAAAATCGAGGCGTTTTTGGAAGTGCAGGACAGTAAAGCGCAACGTGAAGAGCTGGTGTTGGGTTTTGTATCGACTAAGACGACGCGCCGAATCGCGGAAGTGATGCGCGATGCGCACGAAGGCGGCGAAACAGTGGTGATCTACGGTCAGGCGGGTTTGGGCAAGACTCAGGCGGTCAAAAACTACTGCGAGAAAAACCCTGCGGCCATCTTGATTGAGGCTAATCCGAGCTTTACGGCTTTAGTATTAATGCGCAAGTTGGCGACGGCGGCGAAGGTATCGGCGATGGGCAGCCTGAATGATTTGTTTGAGTCTGTATCTGACCGCCTGCGCGATTCAGGCCGTCTGATTGTAGTCGATGAAGCGGAAAACCTGCCCTTGCGCGCCCTTGAGATTATCCGCCGACTGCACGATGAGACTGGCTGCGGTTTGGTGTTGAGCGGTATGCCCCGACTGGTGGCCAACCTGCGCGGTAAGCATGGCGAGCTGGTACAGCTTTACAGCCGCGTGTCTGTTGCGCTGAATTTGGGCGAATCTTTGCCGGATGACGAGCTCTTTGAGATTGCGAAAGCGGCTTTGCCTGATGCGGACGAAGAAACGCTCTTGGAACTGGTTAAACATAGTAACGGCAATACGCGCCGGATGAGCAAATTGATGCGCGGCGCGGTACGCACGGCGAACAAGAACGGTATCAAGATGCAGGCCGGTATCGTTAAGAAATACAGCTCCCTGATTATCCGATAAGAAAGGCCGTCTGAAATGAGACACGAATATGCGGTACACGCCGGAGTCTATGAGGACACTTGGCACGATTATGAAACCCATAAACGGCGGAAGATTTGGCGGGCTGATGTACGCGGCAAGCGGAAAGAAGGCTTCGCATGGTTGCAAATCCGCCGACTGCGGAAACGCTTCGAGAGCAAAGAGGAAGCCAAGGAATGGGCGGCGCAGGTTAAGGCGGATTGGGTACGCAATAATTTTTTTTGCCTTGAGAAAATATTAAGTAATTGATTTATAAGGAAATAGGAAAATGTCTAATTTATTTTGCGAACGGAAAACCAAGTGGATCGGTTTGGCTTTTTGGTTGTTGTTTTGGGCGGTTTTGGCGGGAACGATGCTGCACAGCTGCTCTAAGCCGGTGGTGTCGGCGGCGAAATTGGAAATGTCGCGCCGCGAGCGGATGGCGGATTTGGAGGCAAAAGCCTTGGGCGAGCAATACGAGTCGATGAGCGTAGAGGAAAAAATGAAAGGGATTGTTTATGAGCGATAAGCCAATTTTATTGAGCCATGCGGCGAAAAAAGAGGCTTTGGCACGGGCGGTAAAGGAAATACGCGCGAAATATGGCGATAAGGCGATTGTGAAAGGATGTGTGAAATGAGTTTCGGACGACGTAATACGGATTGGCAGGCTTGGGGACAGCACCGCAGGCGTGTGACGGCGCGAATGGCGCAAAAAAACAGAGAGCGTGAAATCGAGGAATATCAGGCGCGTTTTAAACGGCCTGCCGATGAGAAAAAGGAGGAGAAAAAATGATTTGGTTTGTTGTCGGGTTGGCGGTGTTGGTGCTGCTCGGGATTTGGCTTGAAATGCTGGCCGGAATCGTCGTGTTGCACATGATCGGCGAAGGCCATGACGGGTATGACGACAATTAAGGCATGGATGTCGCTCTATATTTTTTTGCCTTTTTGAAAATATAAGGCTTTGATTTAAAAGGATTTTAGAAATGAATCAAAAAGAAATTACCGAATGGCTCGAAGACCGTGGCGAGCTGATGATTATGAAGAAGGACGGCGAAGGCTTTGTGATTGCCGCGCGTGCGCCGGATGGAATCTGGAAAACGGCGGAGGCGGAAACTTTGGCCCGGGCGATAACTTTATGGGAGGAAGCATGATGTTTCAGTGGATTTATTTCGGTGTGGTGTTTGTTTTGGGGCTGGGTATGGCTTTGGTTTGTATGGCGGACTTCCTTAATGGCCGACGTCCGCTGAAGGCCGAAATATTAGGTGCGGCAGGAATCACTTTTGGCTTGTTGGCCGCGTGGCTGTCGATGATGGTGTTGTCCGGAGCAATCAAATGAACGTGAAATGCCCGAACTGCGGGGCGGTGCATAGCCTGGACGCCTTAATCAATGATGCAGAGGCTTCGGCGGTATTAAAGGCTGTATTGGAGATGGATGCGGAATTGGGCAAGGCGGCGATACGGTATATCGGTTTGTTCCGCCCTGCCAAGTCCCAGCTCTCTTGGGCGCGTACCGCCAAACTGCTGAACGAGTTGCTGCCGATGATTAAGGCGCAGGAGGCGGCACGCGACGGGGTTTGTTTCCCTGTCCCTGCCGAGGCTTGGATTCATGGTTTTAACGAGACGGTCAATGCACGCGACCAAGGCCGTCTGAAACTGCCCTTAAAGTCGCATGGTTATTTGCTGGAGATTGTCAGCCAGTGGCAGGGTTCGAGAGTGCCCTCTCCCCAGCCCTCTCCCACGGGGAGAGGGGGCGAAGGTGGTGCGCCGTCCAAGCTTCGGCAGGGTGTGGCAGCCTTGGGCGAATGGGCAGGAGAAGATTGGGCAAAACGAGAAATCGCTTCAGGTTTTGCATTGCTCGCCGCACTCAATCTGCCCAACCGCCCCGCAGCGCAAGACCTGCCGGTAGTCGCAGAAATTTGGTATCGGCAACTGAAGGAAAAAAACGAAATCGTCTCGCCGGAGTATGACCCGATACGGATTCAGACGGGGTTTAAAGTGTTGCAGGCGGCAGAAACATGGCCGCAACCCGCCGAACTGCGCCGCAACCTACCGCCACGGTTGATACCGAGGGCGATGTTGGCGAAGCCCGCGCCGGACAAAGAAAAAGGCCGTCAGAAAATGGCGGAAGTGAAAGATGTTTTAAACAAGAAAGGAAAGTGAAATGAAAGTGTATGTTTTTAAAATTAGTAATGAAAACGGTAAGTTAAAGATAGAACTCCCCGAAATCCCAATGGGTAAGCAAATTGACGAAGTTGATTTGATTGCTGGGCTAACCACGGAATTTATTGCAAGTATGTTACGTGATGCCCAAAAAGATCGTCGCAAATTCGTAATCGACGCATCAAATCAATTGGCTGCAATCCAGGCATATCAAAAAATCTTCAATTAAGGAAGGAAGAGAAAATGGCTAAAGTCATTATTACCATTAAAGATAGTACCAAAAGCTTATTTGATTTTGAAATCAAAGGATTGGAAGACGAAAGTGGAAAAACTCCTGCAATCTTTGCCGGACATGCCGCCGCCGGCTATCTGAGAAAAAGGCAAACAGCCCTCCACGAGAATTTTTTAAGTCAAATTTTACGAGACTTATCAGATCAAGATTTTTAGAGCGAAAGGAAAAGAAAATGGCTAAAACCCGAATCAAACAGCCCGCTATCGAAGCGGCACAAGACAAAGCGGAAGTTACTGCGTTTATCCGCAAAATCGGCGATTTGCAGCGCGAAGTCAAACGCCTGGAAACCGAAGCCGGAGACAAAAAAGCAGTCATCGAAGAAGAATATGCCGCCAAAGCCGCGCCGATGTGTGCCGAAATCATGAGCCTGACCGAACGTGTGGCCGCATACTGCGAGGCACATAAGGACGAGCTGACGGAAAACGGTAAAACCAAAACCGTGGACTTTACCACCGGCCTGATTAAATGGCGCATCCGTCCGCCATCCGTCAAGGTAACGGGCGTAGCCGCCGTCTTGGCGTGGCTCTCGGAGAAATCCGCCTTTGCCGAGTTTGTCCGCACTAAAAAGGAAATCGACAAAGACGCCATCCTGAATCAAAAAGAGCGTTTTTCAGACGGCCAAGTGCCGGGAATTAAGATTGTGTCGGGGCTTGAGGATTTTGTGATTGAGCCTACGGAGCAGGAGTTGGTGTGATGGCGAAAATTGTGATTGAAATTGAAGATTTGCCTAATGGTAAAGTTAGCTATGTACCTCATGGAGATCTCCTTATCCGAGATGGCGGCACTCCTGCTCAATTAACTTGGATTGCTGTGCAAGATGTTATTGATATGCTTGGAAAGATTGGGGCTATGCAAGGTATGTCAAAGCAGGAGTTGTCATGATGGAAAACGGAAACTTAAATACCGATGAGCTGGAATTTTTAAGAATTGCCGCACGCGATTCCTTCTACATCCACGCTCAAGTTGAAAATGCCAACCGAAAATTGGAAACCGCTTTTCTCGTGTGGGGAAAAGTGAAAGAAGGAGAAAAAGAGGCTATGCGCGCCCGAAAAAAGCCTTTATTTATTACTGCTTCGGGGTGGTTTGGTTTTTTCTTGCGTTGATTTTATTTTTCTTTGGCGTTTAAAGCTTGATTAAAGGCCGTCTGAAATGGGGTTTAAAACCTGTTTCAGACGGCTTTTTTATGTCTGTCAGTTTTGCAAAAAAAACATCGACTTAATACTACATATTGTATTTTATTGGTATAATATACGCTAATTTATACTATATGTTGTATTGGAGAAATAATGCGCCGGGCGTTGATTGCGAAAATCAAGATTGCTCAAAAGGAGCTGGGCTTGGACGACGGTACCTATCGCGCGGTGTTGGAGCGCGTGACGGGCAAGCGGTCTTGTACCGAGTGCAGTATCCCCGAGCTGGAGCGAGTGGTTGAGGATTTGCGACAGCATGGATTCACGCCGAAAAAAACGGCAGGCCGACGGCCGAACCGCCGAAGCTCTGCCGATCCGATGATGCGGAAAATCGAAGCCCTGCTGCTGGATAACGGCTGGAGCTGGAATTATGCGCACGGTACTGCGAAAAAGATGTTTAAGGTTGACCGCGTGGAATGGTTGTCCGACGGCAATATGCACAAGTTGGTGGCGGCTTTGCAGATTGCGGCGAACCGAAAGAAGAAGGAGGTATAGGAATGAGTGTAAGTTGGGAAATGACAGAGCAGGACTTTGAGGATGTGAAACATCTGCTGCCGCAGAGTGTGGTGGCGATGATTACGGTCATCGGGCTGGAAGCGACGTTTCATATGGTCAAGGTTTGGGGCGGCACAAATTATCCAATTTCAAATCGCCGGCGCAATACGCGTCAGAGCCGAATCTTACACGCGCAACTGGTCGAGGACATCGGCGAGGAGGCTGCGGGGCGGTTGGAGCGAGCCTATGCCGGTCAGCCTTTCTTGGCCATTCCGCGCTGCTGGGACGCGATGCGCGAGCTACGCAACCGATTTATCCGCCGCCAGTATGATGCGATGAGCGCGGAGGGTTTGAGCGATTTGGTTATTGTGCGCGAGCTGGTGTTGGCTCATCGGCTGTCCACGCGCAATATCCGATACATTTTGAAAGAGGCCGACCGCGATGCGGCGGCAAGAGCGCAGACGGATTTATTTGCAGCTTGATTGTGTTGTGTGTTTCTTGTGAGTGGACCTTTGCCCTGCTTTTTGCAGGGCTTTTTTTGTCTGCGGAACAGTAAGTGCATTTGTGCCGACCGTCTTATGCCGTCTGAAAAGGTTAAATAAGGTTTTGAAAATAAATTGTGATTTGATTTTCGGAGATGTTTATGGGCAAAACTGTAACTTTAACCGCCGGCCACAGTAACACTGACCCGGGCGCGGTCAACGGCTCCGACCGTGAGGCGGACTTAGCGCAAGATATGCGCAACATCGTGGCATCTATCTTGCGCGATGACTACGGCTTGACTGTTAAAACCGACGGCACGGGCAAAGGCAATATGCCGCTGCGCGAAGCGGTCAAACTGATTCGCGGCTCGGATGTGGCGATTGAGTTTCACACCAATGCGGCCGTGAGTAAGGCGGCGACAGGCATCGAAGCCTTGTCCACGCCGAAAAACAAACGCTGGTGTCAGGTGCTGAGCAAAGCTGTTGCGAAGGCGACCGGCTGGAAACTGCGCGGCGAAGACGGCTTTAAGCCGGATAATGCCGGCCAGCATTCGCGGCTGGCTTATGCGCAAGCCGGCGGCATTGTGTTTGAACCGTTTTTCATCAGCAACGACACTGATTTGGCCTTGTTTAAGGCGACTAAATGGGGCATTTGCCGTGCAATTGCGGACGCGATTGCGCTGGAATTGGGAGCGGCGAAGGTATGAAAAAGTCTTTGATTGCTTTGTCTCTGTCTGTCTTGAAACCGCAGCTGCCTGAATTTGAGATTAAGCCTGCCAGCATTGGCTATTTGAAACAACATCCGTCTATGCGCCTGGGCAAGTCGGGCGTGGCAGCTGCCAAACGTGCGACGCGTAAACGCAAGAATCGTCGTTAATCATGGGTCAAGTTGAGTTTTATGAAAAGATGATTGAGCTGTGGTCGCGCAAAAGCCGTGAGGCAAGCGAACAGGCAGACTTGCCTGCGTTTGAATTTGCGGAGGGCGAACTGGCCAATTATCGGGAAATGCTGCAACGGCACCTGCAAACCAAAACTGTGGAATAGCAATGCGTATTTTGGATATTTTTAAAAACCCGGCTACCGGTAATGTGTCGCACTCTAAGCTGTGGGCAAACGTTGCCTGCGCGGCGGGGACGGTTAAATTCGTCATGCTGCCCGACCCTTCGGCAGAGGTTTGGGCGGTGTATTTGGGCATTGTGGGCGGCTATGCGGTGGCGCGCTCGCTGGTCAGTGTCAAACGTCAGGAGGTTGAGAATGAATCTCGTGAAACTGCTGGCGAATAACTGGCAGCCGATTGCCATCATCGCGCTTATCGGCACGGGCTTGGCCGTGTCGCACCATCAAGGCTACAAGTCGGCGTTTGCGAAGCAGCAGGCGGTCATCGACAAGATGGAAAAAGACAAGGCGCAAGCCCTGCTGTTGTCGGCTCAAAACTACGCCCGCGAACTGGAACAGGCACGCGCGGAAGCGAAAAAATATGAAGTCAAGGCGCACGCCGTCGGCATGGCTTTGGCGAAAAAACAGGCGGAAGTCAGCCGTCTGAAAACGGAAAATAAAAAGGAAATCGAAAATGTCCTTACTCAAGACCGTAAAAATGCAAGCGGTAATTGTATTGACGGCTTTGGCCATCACGGCCTGCAGCTCTACAACCGCGCCCTCGGCTACGGAAATTAAGGTTGTCGAAAAGGCGGTCATGCCGACACCGCCTGCCGCATTGATGGTCGCGCCGGTGCGCCCGAATCCGCCGAAAGACGGTAAGACGGCCACGCTGTTGGAACATGCCGTCGAGTTTGGCGGCTATGTGGCGGAGCTGGAAAACCAAAATCAGGCGTGGCGCGATTGGGTCAACAGTCAAGCGGAAGTTGACGGTTCGGAGGGCGCGCGATGACGACTTATCGTGAGTTGGTACAACGCACGGTCGCCTGCCGCCATGCGGATTTAGAGCTGGGATTGAGCCGCGCACGCGAACAAGAGCCGTTTGTCATTCATGTTTCCAACCTGTTGGATAAAGCAGGCATTGAGTACGCAGTGCGTATGGATAAGGATTTTCAGACGACCTTTAATCTCGAATATCCAAATACAAGCTACGACATTTTTAAACGTGCAGTTTGGCAGACGATTTCAGCGTATTACTGCGTTTGTAACGATGGGGATGGACTCGAAATTGCCAGCAATCGTCCTGACGGCTACTCCGTCCGTATCGTATTCGGCGATGTGCCGGTTTAAGGGGTTTTAAATGGACTTTGAGTTTGGTTTTAAAACCATTTGGCCGCTTTTGACGGCGGCGTTTTGGTTTTGGGTCAACGGCATTTCAGGCCGTCTGAAAGAGGCGGACAAGCGTATCGACGACCTTAAAGAGGAGCTGCACGCGGTCAAGCTCTCTTATCACACCAAGGCGGACGCCAAGGCAGACAGCACTAATATTGCGGCGGCCTTGGAACGAATTGAAAACAAGTTAGAAAAAGTAAACGAAAAACTGGACAGGAAAGCGGACAAATCATGAGCGACCCGATTTTGGATGCCTTGGCGCGTATTGAAAACAAGACTGATCAAACTCTGAAAAATCAGAAGGAAATGCAGGCGGAAATTGCACAAATCCGCCAAGACACGAAACGCACGGCCATTACATTCGGCGCACTGGGCGGCGGCGTGATTACGGTCGGCTGGGAATTGCTTAAAGCGAAAATGGGACTGTAATTATGGCTCACCCGCAAGAAATCCGTGAAAAGTTACGCCGGCTCTATGTGAGCGGCGAGCAAACTTTGGAAACGGCGGCCTTGATGTGCGAAATCCCGCAGGCCACTGCGCGTGCGTGGAAACGTGCGGATAAGGAAAAAGGCGACGACTGGGATAAGATGCGCGCCGCCTACACTTTGGCCGGCGGCGGTATTGAGGACTTGAGCCGTGCGATGTTGGCCGGTTTTATGGTGCAGTACAACAGCACGATGACGATGCTGCAGGATTCGAGTACCGAAGATTTGCCGCCATCCGACCGTGCGAAGCTGTTGGCCAGCCTGGCCGATGCGTTTACGAAAACCGTATCGGCCAATGCCCGCGTGATGCCGGAAACGTCAAAACTGGCGACGGCTTTGGAATTGATTGAGTTCTTGATGGCGTTTGTGCAAGAAAAACACCCCAAACATTTGCCTGCCTTTGTGGAGGTATTGGAGCCGTTTGGGGCGGAAGTGGAGAAGAAGTTTGGATAAGTTGAAAGTCGAATATACGCATAAGGGCTGGTTTTTGTTTTGCCCGATTTGGATTGCCGATTGGGAAAGTGAAACTCCTGCAGTCGCACCGCGCTATAAGCTGGAGCCGTTGTTTTGGCTGGCCGACCAGTTTTTTTACTTTATGTCCGCCATGCATGAAATGAAGACGGGAGAGCCACTTCCTTTTTGTTTCAAGGTTTATCCCAAACCGCTAAAAAAACCTGTCGTTCACTATTACAAGGCCGTCTGAAAAAAAGGTCGGAGTATCAAACCCGACCCTTTGTATTATTAAACCGACAATGCTGTAAACGTGCCGTCTTCTCGTTTGTGTGCCATGCCAAGAGCAACCTGAAGATTTAAGTGTTCGGTCAATTTAGGCAATGTAATGCTGAAGCCTTGCTCTTCCAATAGATCTTTTATTTCTGATGGTGTGTATCGGCCGTTTTCGAGGATTTTTGCAAGTGAGTAATCGATATTCATATTGTATTTCCTTGTAAACTTTGCAGCAGATTGATAATTTGAGGAGATGTAACAGCGTCGATGGCTTTCTCGGTAAGTTTCGCCAATGCGACATCTCCCATTTTGCTTAAGATAACCTTTAGCTTGCTTTTTTCTTCCGGAGGGATATCTGCTTGGTCAATTTTTGTATTGAGCAAAGCTTGAATAGTGTCACTGTGTAGTTTGACTGTGACAACCCCAAGAATAGCAGAAAGGCCGCCATCATCCATAAGGAAGTCTATGCCTTTGGCCGTGATTTTAACAGTAGCGGTTATGAGAGTCTCATTGTCGAAGACAACCAAGCCATGTTCGGCTAAATATTGCAGATTTGCGGATTGTTTTAATACAAACGAAGCATCTTCTTCTGCTTCTATAACACCACTAGTTTGGGCGATAGCGGCATTTATATAGTAGTCATAAGTAATACTGTCTGGATAAACCTTATAAAGCTCTGACAAAAATTCGTGTTGCAGGTTTCTGTCTAACCAATCCATTTTGAGCGCTCCATATGAAAAATAAAGAATTCCTCAAATCCCTTGCCGAACTGGCCGCCAGCCTGCGCCAAGTCATCGAAGCGGAAGTGGACGGCTTCGATGCGTCGCCCAAGGCTATTACTGCACGCCGTGCCAAGGTGTTTGACCCGGTAGGCGGTTACGAATATTTCGTGAATACCTACTTCCCCCATTATATCCGCTCGCCTGAAAAATCCGAACTGCATGAGTTTTTATTCAGCCGTCTGCCGGAGATTATCCGCTCCCCAAAAGGGGAAAATGAGGCGGTGGGTGCGCCGCGTGGCGAGGGTAAATCGACGCAGGTTACTCAGTTGTTTACGCTGTGGGGTATCGTGACCGGCCAAAAACATTATGCCGTTATTGTGATGGACAGCATAGACCAGGCATATCCAATGCTCGAAGCCATCAAGGCGGAATTGGAATTTAATCCGCGCCTGAAAACCGACTTCCCGGAAGTATGCGGACAAGGCCGTGTATGGCAGGCCGGTACGATTGTGACGGCCAATGACGTTAAGGTACAAGTGGCCGGTAGCGGTAAAAAGCTGCGCGGTTTGCGTCACGGCCCATACCGCCCTGACTTAACTGTTTTGGACGATATTGAGAATGACGAGCAAGTCCGCAATCCCGAACAGCGCGACAAGCTCAATGCGTGGCTGACTAAGACTGTATTGCCTTTGGGCGGGGTTGGTCAGAAATACGATGTGATATATATCGGCACGATTTTGCATTACGACAGCGTACTTAACCGCACTTTGAATAACCCGTTTTGGCACGGTATTAAGTTTAAGGCGATGAAACGCTGGCCCGACCGCATGGATTTGTGGGACAGATGGGAGGAACTTTTCCGAAACGACGGCGAGACGGTGGCCGAGGCGTTTTATCTCGCCAACAAAGACGAGATGGAGCGCGGCGCGCAAACAAGCTGGGCGGCTCGCGGCGTGTTGGCGCTGATGAAAATCCGCGCCCGTGACGGTCATGCGACGTTTGACAGCGAGTATCAAAACGACCCGGTCAGCGGCGAAGATGCGCCGTTTGCCGAAAACATCAAATACTGGTCGGAGTTGCCGGACGATTTGGTGTACTACGGCGCACTCGACCCATCATTGGGTAAAGCGGGCGCGGGGCGTGACCCGTCGGCGATTTTGGTCGGCGGTTATCAGAAATCAACAGGCCGTCTGTTTGTAACCGTTGCCCAAGTCAAAAAACGCCTGCCCGATTTGATTATCGAGGACGTGATCCGCATCCAAAAAGAGGCGCGGGTCAAGCCGGTATTGTGGGTGGTTGAGACGGTGCAATTCCAAGAGTTTCTCAAGGACGAGCTGATTAAGCGTGGGGCGCGGTCGGGTGTGCATATCCCCGTGCGCGGTATCAAGCCGTCATCGGACAAGATGTTGCGGATTGAGACTTTGCAGCCGCATATGGCAAACGGGCTGATTCTGCTCAACCCCGACCAAAAGACTTTAATCAGCCAGTTGCGCCATTTCCCCAAAGCCGACCACGACGATGGCCCCGATGCGTTGCATATGCTGTGGATGGCGGCAACGACGGGCAATGTGTCAAACAGAGCGCGTGCGATTGATTTGCCTGCGCCGATGTTGGAAATGTGATTTTAAGGTCGTCTGAAAACGGTTTCAGACGACCTTTGGAGTAAGAAAATATGTTCGGATTGATTAAAAGCGCAACACGAAAAACAGCCATCAAGACATTGACGAGCGCGACTGAAGATGCGTTGGAAAGCCTGTTTTCTAATATGGAAGGCACGGACTCTCTACTATCTCGCCTCGGCGTGGACAGACAGCAGGCGTTGGACGCGGTATCGGGCGACGATGAGGTCGCCGCCTGTTTGGAGGATTTGCATTCCGCCATGCAGAACAAGGCGTGGCGCATTTATGGCGAGGACTTGAGCGACGAAGACAAAGACCGTCTATGGAAAACGCTGAAACGCCATCTGCCCGCACTCGCCGAAATCGTGTTGACGGCGCGTTTGGGCGGATACGGTGTCGGTCGGTACGTTTATCAGCCCGAACCCGACGGCTTTTTGACGATTAAACACATCAGCAATAAAAGCGGCGAATTGGCGAAATATATCCCCTACCGCGACGGCTCGCTGGTGTATCGCGGCAGCGGCGGTGAGGAGACCTGCAATACGGACGTGCTGTATCTTTTTATTACCCACCGCGCTACTTCAACCAATCCTGCGGGCGAAATGGCGGCGGCGCGGCTGTATGCGCCCGTCGCGCTGCGCAAAAAAGGCTTTGTCTATGCCGCGCAATTTATTACACGCTACGCCCAGCCGTATCTGATCGCCAAAATTCAAGCCAATAGCGAGGACGACCACAACGGATTCATGAGCCGTTTTTACCGCTTTGTCAGCGGCGGCGCGTTGAGCATCGACCGCGAGGACGATGTGATGATGCTGCAAAACAGCGCGGACGGTCAGGCATTCCGCCGTCTGGAAAACCTCGCCAATGCGCGCATCCAAAAAACGCTGTTGGGCAAGGTCAAAACCAGCGACCTTGAGACCGCCAGCCGCGCGAGCCAAGAGACCGAAGAAAACAACCGCGACGAGCGCATCGGCGCATATCTTGCCCTTTTGTCACGCGCGGCGCAGCACTTTATCGACGCGCTTGTGATGGTCAACAACGCCTACGGCAAGCCGATTAATGCGCCCAAAGGCGTATGGTTTGAGTTTGAAGACGAAATCAAGGTTGATAAGACCCGAGCCGAACGCGACAAGATGTATATGGATACAGGGCAGCTCGTGTTGACCGAAACCTACTACCGCGATATCTTGGGCTTTGAGCCGGAGCATTTCGAGCTGCGCGACCCGAAAGCGTCGTCTGAAAACCCTGCGCCCGCCAAATTCAGCCTGCGACTGTCTGACGCTCTTGCCCATAATGCGCCTGATACGGCGGAGCAGGTAATCGCACGCCCGAAAATGGAAGCGGTGTTGGGTTTGTTGGAAAGCTGCAAAGACTACGCCGAATTTGAGGCGAAGCTGTCCGAGCTTGATTTGAGCAAAGGCGACAATCTCTTGATTCAGCGTTTGGTTTCAGACGGCCTTTCGGCTTGGGCTGACGGAGCGGACGATGGACGGAATTGAATACAACTTCGCGGGGCTGGTCGATAAAGCCGCCTTCGAGCATTTCAAAGCCAAGAAAATCCTGCCCGGTTTCAGTCATTACGACGTTTGGTTGTATCAGCACAGCCTCGCGTTTACCGTCGCCAAGATGATGGACGCGGATATGCTCGCCGAAGTCAAAGATGCCATCGAATCCGCGCAGCAAAACGGCACGGCATTCGCCGATTTTAAAAAGCGTTTAAAACCGTATTTGATGGCGAAAGGTTGGTGGGGCGAGCAAGTGATGACCGACCCGCTGGACGGCGAGCCGAAATTGGTACAGCTCGGCAGTACACGCCGCCTGAAAACCATTTTCAACACCAATATGCAGACCGCCTTTGCGGCGGGGCAATGGCAGCGGATTCAGGCAAATAAAAAAGCCCTGCCGTATTTGCGCTACAACCATTCCGCCGCCGGGCATCCGCGCGACAGCCATAAACGCTACTACGGCTTAGTCCTGCCGGTTGACCACGATATTTGGAAAGTCATCTTTCCGCCCAACGGCTACGGCTGCAAATGTTCGGTGTCCGCCCTGACCCGTCGGCAGGCGGAACGCGAGGGCATCAGCGGCGAGCCTGATGTGGATATGGTCGAGTTCACTAATCCGCGCACAGGTCAAACGGTATTGATACCCGACGACATCACACCGAGCTTTGCACACAACCACGGCGACCGACTGGGCGCGATGGACGCGCTGTTTGGCGAGAAAAACGGCGAAGAGGCACTGGCCGCCATGATTGCCGAGCGCGAGGCGTGGCTGGACAAACGGTATAGCGTGCCGTCTGATAAAGTGGCGGTGTTGGCTTTGTCGGATAAGGTGTCGGAGAAGGAGGTGCGCAGGCTGACAAAAGAGCAGTCTGCCAACAATACCAAAGACCACGAAGCGAGAGCTGCGGCAGCGTGGCAGGCTGAAACGGGCGACAGGCTGGAAGTGTTTGATTTGCCCGTAGAGAAAGGTAAGGGTCAAGCCGATTATCTGATTGTTTCAGACGACCTGCCCCGTGAGGAATGGGTAACACTGGATTTTATGTTTACCGAAAATCCCGAACGTGCGGAATTGATGAACCGTTATTTTGCGCCCACCGCCGGGGCGTGGAATACTAAGGTCGATAAGATTCAGGAGCATTTTGATAAAGCCGACATTGTCCCGCTTGATTTACGCCATCTGAATGTGGCAAACCGACATAAATTGTTGCAGTATGTGTTATCATTGCCGAAAGAACAGCGGGATAAAGTCCGCTTATTGGTAAAAATATCGGAGTAAGTCATGCCGTCTGAACTGTATGTCAGCCGCGAAGTAAAAGTATTTTTAGGCGGTAAAACCGCCCCGTCCGAATTGTTGGACTATCTGTACCCGCGTCTTGCTGAAATTGACAAGGAAGCAGCCGAGCAAATGCAGGGCGAGTTTTCGGGCTGTGTGTTTTCGATTGCGGATTTGTCCTCGAAGGCATTTGCCAATGTGTACGGATGGATACTTGAGGCGGCAGAAAAGTCCGAGTGGATTAAGCCGTTTAAAGCAGCTTTAAAAACCGCCCTGGAAGCTGATCCGAGATTTAAACCTGTATAACCCGAAGGCCGTCTGAAACCGACTCAGACGGCCTTTTTCATAAACGCTCAAATTCCGCGTTTTAGCGCGGTTAAATGTTTGGGGTAAGCAAAGATATATCCAGCATTTTAAAATCAATCCTAGAGGCTTCTAAAACGCCCCTGAATCGAATTCTAAATAGACAAACTGCGAAAGGCCGTCTGAAACCTGATATTCGGGTTTTGGACGGCTTTTGCATTTGAATTGGGAAGTGAAATCCTGCCGTCCGTCTTTTTGAACTTGGCAAGGCAAAATGGAGCAATGGATACGAACAACACCCCCCTCAAAATCAAATTGTCCGCCGCGCTGCCGGTTGCCCTGGCGACCGGTGCCGACAAGGTGCGTACTTTTAAAGGCGTTGCCAATTCGGGTAAGCCGTTTGGCTACGGCGGTTATCAGACAGTCGTCGATTTGGCCCAGCTGTCGCACAAAGCGTCCGTCCCCGTCTTGTTGGAACATTCCCCCGTCAAGATGGCGGGCGTGTGCAGCCTGTCGGTAACGGCCGACGGCCTGATTGCGGAAGGTAGTCTGTTGTCCAACGAGTTTGGCACGCAGATCGCCGAAGCAGCCGACCAAGGTTTTCCTTGGGAAATGTCGGTTTACGCGCAAGCGGAATCCTATGAGGAGCTGGCGGCGGGCGCAGTATTGTCCGTCAACGGCAACGAGGTAACCGGGCCGGCCGTCATCCTGCGCCGTTGTGCGATACGCGAAGTATCGTTTACCGCCGTCGGCGTAGATGGCGAGACAGAGGCGGTGGTGTTGTCGGACGGCAGCCCCTTGCCGGATATTTTTAAACAACCTTTGGAGTTATCTATGACACCCGAAGAAAAGCAAGCGTTTGACGACCTGAAAGCGGAAGTCGATACGCTCAAGGCTGAAAAAGCCGAAGCCGAGAAAAAGCTGAAAGAAGCCGAAGCGGCTGCCAAGAAAAACCAAGTCAAGGCGAAATTGTCCGCCGCCGGCTTTAAGGAAGGCGAAAACGGCAAGTTTGAAGGCTTGTCCGACGCAACCATGACCGTACTTTTGTCTGCCGATATCGAAGCGGCGGAAGCCATGATTGCCGATTTGACGCCGAAAGCCGCCCCGTCTGCCGTACCGGCCGCGCTGTTGAGCGAAGGCGCAGGCAAAGGCGAATCCGAACACACCGGCGAGGCGGAGGGCAAGTTTTCCGTAGCCAGCCGCAAAGGCTTATTGGGAGGCGCTTATGTCTAAAGCCAAAACCGAAATCCTCGGCCCTGTTGTCTCCGATTTTTTGAAATACGAAGCGACGCCGTTGACGCGTGTGGCTGTTGCTGCGGATGCCGGTACTAAAGCGGGTAGTTTTGTGACGTATCCGCTACGCAAGAAAAAACTTGTTGCTTTAACAGATGAGGTTGATGGGAAAGTTATTGTTCAACCTTTCAATTGCATCATCGAGTGTAAGGATATTCTTATCCAAGCTAAGGCAGCATTCGGGTCCGACGCGGACATGAAAAAAGAAGGCGACGCGTATGGGATTGTTTACGTCAACCTGCCGAAATTCGGTGCAGCTGACGTTTAATTATTTGAAATAAGGAAAAAATATGCCTTTATCCGATAACAGCAAGTTTGGCGTGCAGGCTTTGACCACTGCCGTCAACAAAATCGACCCGGGCGCAAGCCAAATCCGCGAGCTGGGTATTTTCGAACCCGAATACCTGACCACCACTTATGCCGACATTGAGTTCCAAGACGGCAAAGTCAGCTTGGTTGCCAGCAAAGAGCGCGGCACGGCCGGTCAGGCAGTGGATAGCCCGAAACGCAAAATTCACACCGTCAAAATCCCACACCTGCCGGTTAACGACGTTATCCGCGCGGACGATGTACAAAACCTGCGTGCTTTCGGCACGACCCAAGCCGCAACCGTCATGGACAAGGTCAACGAGAAGCTGGCCGGTGGCAAATCCGACCTCGAATACACACGCGAGCATCTGATGCTCGGCGCGTTGCAAGGCAAGATTTTGGATGCGGACGGCAGCGTGATTTTGGACATTAACACCGATTTCGGCGTTACACGCAAAACGCAAAACATCGAATTGTCGAAAGACGCGACCAAAGTCGGCGCGGTATTGGACAAACTCTTGTCCGAACAACGCCAAAAATTCAACGGTGCGCAAGTGCGCGGCTGGGTTGTCTATTGCGGCATGGAGTTTTTAAGTGCGCTCAAAGAGCATAAGTCCATCTTCGAAGTGTACAAACGCTACGATGAGGCACGCGCCTACCGCGAGGGCGATACGCTCAATCCGACCGAATTTATCCACAAAGGCATCCGCTTTATCGAATACGCCAACCACTTCGGCAGCGACGCCGACATCGGTGCGGACAAAGCCATTCTGCTGCCGGTCGGCCGTAATCTCTACAAAGAGTATTTCGCGCCCGCCGATATGTCCGCGACCGTCAATACCCGCGCCCTGCCGTATTACGCCAGCCGCGAGAAATTGCAGCATGACAAAGGCTGGAGCCTGCATATGCAGTCCAATCCATTGCCGATTGCACTGCGCCCCGAGTTGTTGGCAACGCTGACCATGTCTTAAACGGATTTCAGACGGCCTTTAAGGCAACAAAAAGGCCGTCTGAAAACGGAGGACGGCATGATTACCATCCAAGACATGATTACCCGCTTCGGCGAGCAGGAAATGGCGGAACGCTCGAATCATGAGAACTACGAAACGTTAGACGAAGTGGTAATGGCGGCGGCAATTGCTGATGCGGAAGAAGAAGCGGCAAGCTACCTTCGGGCGGCGAAACTGTTTTTTACCGACGACACCGCGCCGCAGGTTTTGAAAATCAAAGTCTGCGACATCGCCCGCTACTACCTCTACGACGACGCAGTAACAGGCATTGTGGAGGAGCGTTATCGGTCGGCAATCGCCTGGCTGAAGATGGTCGTCAAAAATCCGAATATGTTGGACGAGAGCCGCGTATCGGATGACCGCAGACCGTCAACGTGTGCCGTTTATGTCAATGCCGAACCCGATTTGCGGGAATGGCTTAAGGAGTAAGCGATGCGGATTACGGTATCACACGACTTATCGCGTATCGCCCAAAGCCTGAACCATCTGTCGGGCAGGCTGAACGGCAGCCTTGAAGAGCCTTTGCGCGCTATCGGCGGCATCCTCGAATCTTCGACCCGCCGCCGTATCGCCGAAACCAAAACCGCGCCTGACGGCAAACGCTGGGCGGATGTCAGCCCCGCTACGGCACAAGCCAAAAACGGACGCGGCGGGATTTTGGTGGACCACGGCAACCTCTTGGCAAGCATTACGCACGAGGCATCGGCAAAAAGCGTGATTACCGGCTCGGTAATGGGCTACTCGGTTTATGTGCAGGAAGGCACGAAAACCATGCCTGCCCGCCCGTTTTTGGGCTTGTCGTCGCAAGATTATCAGGACATTGACGATTTAATGTCCGATTGGCTGGAAGGATTGATTGTCTGATATGGCTTTAAAACAGCATGAAAACTTATTGGCGGTCTATCCCGAAATCTTAGGCCGTCTGAAAACCGTCAAAGGCATTAAGGCGGTCAAGGAAATCGGCGAACTTGCCGAGCTGCTCGCCCAAGGCACAGCGAAACGCAAAGCCGCCCCGCTGGACGGCGCGGTCTATGTCGTTTACGGCGGCTCAACCTTTGCCGACGAAGCGAAAAACGGCAAATTCCTCAAATCGACGCTGCACTTTACCTTCGTCCTCGCGCGAAGCTACACCGCCAACGGCAAATCCACGCTGTACGAGGTCGGCGAGACCCTGACGGCAATCCAACAGGCGTTTTCTGGCTGGGACGCGGGCGACGAATATGCCGTTACCCCTTTCCGCCGCATCGCCTCGCCATCCATCGAATACAACGACGGCTTTGCTTTTTACCCCATTTCATTCGCCTGCGACACCGTGCAGGCGGCAAACTAAAGGAGCTGCCACATGGCAAAACAAAACGACCACGGCTTAATCTTTGAGGGCGACGTCAAGGTGCGCAACCTCAATCAAAAAGGCTCGGGCTTTATCGAAATCGGCAACACCACCGCCCTGACCACGCAAACCAGCGTGGAAACCAAAGAGCGCGTATCCAAGCAAAAAGGCACTTACGGCAGCGCACTCGACAGCCTGAAAACCGTCAAGCCCACCGAAATCGGCCTGAAACTCGACACCTTCGACAAAGACAACCTCGCGCTTGCCCTGATGGGCGAAGCCGCCGTCATCGCGGCTACGGCGGATACCGTTACGGGCGAGACCGTAACCATCGGCAAAAAAGGCATGGCGTACAAACTGGCGCACGGCAATATCGACCCGGCTACCGTCAAAGTCAAAAACAAGTCAAGCGTCAATGTTGATGCCAAGCATTTGGATATTAATGCCACCTTGGGCATGATTACCATCCTGCCGGCCGCAGATACCGTCAACGACGGCGAAAACATCACCGTCGACTACAAAACCCGCGATTCCGGCGGCTATAAAGTGTCCGCAGCCACCTTGTCCCGCTTGGATTTGGAAATCTACGTCGACGGCCGCAACCGCGTTACTGGCGAGACCGGCATTCTGCACATCCCCCATGCCGTACTGGCGGCGGACGGCAGTATCGACTGGTTTGGTGACGACTTCAACGAAGCCGAATTTAAAGGCACGGCAGTGTTGGCTTCGGGCGAAACTTCGACCTATTCCTTCACGTCGTACAACAACTAAAGATTCGGTAATAAACAAAGGCCGTCTGAAACTGGCTTCTGCGTGTAGGCGCAGCGGCGGCAGGTTTCAGACGGCCTTTTTTAAACGGGTTTTAAAACAGGATTAAATCATGGCGAATATTCAGGCAGGTTTAGAGATTAAGGCGGGCGTGTCCGGCGTTGAAAATATCGACGCGCTGGCGCAGTCCATCGAGGCAGCGGGCATCGATACGGGCAAGCTGACCACCGAAGCGAAAGAGCTGGGCGCAACGCTGGCCAAAGCACAAGCGCAACAGGCGGCAATTGCAGAATATAAGGCGTTGTCGGCGGAGTTGGACAATACCGCCAAAGAAATGCGCGCGCTGGACGAGCTGACCGCGACGCTGGAGAAATCCATGCGCGGCGGCGGTACGCAGCAACAGCAGGCCGATTTGGCAAAACTTCGCGCCGAATCCGAACGGCTGGCAAAAAGCGAAACCGAGCTGACGGGCAAACTGTATGCCGCCCGCGATGCGATGTCTGTATCGGGCGTGTCCGTCAAAAATCTTGCCGCCGAAGAGGCGCGCCTGTCGTCCGAATCCGCCGCCGCAACGGCGCAGCTCGACCGTCTGACTGCCGAAGCGCAAACCCTAAAAGCCATTGCCGATGCCAAAATCCAGCTCGGCATCGATACCGACGACAAGGCACGGCAGGAAATCCAAAAGACCAAAGATGCTTATGAACTGCTTAAAAACAGCGGCACGCTCTCGCACGAAGAATTAGCCCGGGCGGCGCAGTTGCAAGAAGGCAAGGTGCGCGAACTCGAAGCCAGCCTGAAAGGTGTGAAGCCGTCTATTTCCGAAATTGCCTCTGAAGTTCAAGGTTTGGTCGGTAAGGCAGGCGGCTTGGCGTTTGCCACCCGCGAGGCAATGAAATTTGAAACCGCGATGGCGGGTGTGAAGAAAGTTGCCGATGGCACGGACGAACAATACGCCAAGCTTTCAGATGAGCTGAAAAAGATGGGCGCGGAATTGGGCATTTCCGCCGCCGAAATGGCGGATCTTGCCGCTGCCGGCGGACAGCTCGGCATCCCGATTGAGAAGTTGTCGGAATTTACCGCCATCGCGTCTAAGATGTCGGTTGCCTTTGGCATGACTGCTGAAGAGGCAGGCAATGCCGCCGCGACGATTGCCAACGTGTTCCAGCTCCCGATTGGAGAAGTCGAGAAGCTCGGTGATGCCATCAACGTTTTGGGCAACAATACCGCCGCCCGTGAAAAAGACATTGTTGCGGCGATGGCGCGTATCGGCGGTACGGCCAAGCAGTTCGGACTGGCCGCTGACGAAGCTGCCGCGCTTGCCGACGCCTTTATCGCCTTGGGCAAACCGCCCGAAGTAGCGGCGACCGCCATCAATGCCATGCTGCAAAAACTGCAAACCGCGCAAAGCCAGGGCAAGGGCTTTCAGGCAGCCTTGGAAGGTATCGGTACGTCTGCCGACGAGATGGCAGCCAATATCGCCGCCAATCCGCAGCAGGCTTTAACGGACTTCTTGCACAAACTCGAAGGCTTGGACAAACAAAGCCGCGCCCTAATGCTCTCGCAACTCTTCGGCACGGAATACAGCGACGACATTGCCCTCTTGGTCGGCTCACTGGGCGAATACGAAAAGGCTTTGGGTTTGGTCGCTGACAAGGGACAAGTCGTCGGCGCGATGCAAAAAGAGGTGGCAAACGCCATGTCCACCAGCGAGGCGCAAATCAACAAAGCCAAGCAGGAAATCATCAACGTTGCCATCGAGGTCGGCGAAAAGCTGCTGCCTTTGGTGTCTCTATTGGCGAGTACGGCCGGCAGTGTGGCAAGCGCAATCGGAGCGATTACCGAAGAGTTTCCGGTTTTGACGCAACTTGCCACGCTGTTTGCAGCAGGCGCAGTTGCCGTCAAGGCTTATGAGGCGGCTGTCCGCCTGACTGGTGGTGCGGTATCAGCATCATTTGCGACCCAGCGTGTCGGAATTGAAGCAACCAAAGCATCTATCCTGTCGACCACTGTCGCTGCACGAGAGCTGGGCATCGCGCTCAAATCCGCTGCTGCCGGTAACGGTTTCGGTAATGGCGCGGCTGCTGCGGGAGCATTGGCTCAAAATCTCAAGACGGCGGCATCCAATGCCGGATTACTTTTTGCGGCTTTTGAGGTCGGCCGTGGTGTGGGCGGCTGGCTGCGCGAAAACACGGATTTAGCAAAAATTTTCGGCGATAACCTCGCCCGTATTCCTGCTATTTTGGATAGCCTGTTTACCACCGGCGGTCTCGACAAGTATCACGAGTTTTTCAAAACCGAAGCCCAAATTAAGCGTGAGTTGGAGATAGCGGATAAAAAAGCCCAGGAAGCTGCCGAAAAAGCCGCCGCCGCCAAGAAAAAAGCTGCCGAAGAAGAGGCAGCCACCGTCAAAGCCCTGCAAGCCGAATATCGAGCGTCTGCAACAGAGTTGTCAGCGTTGGAACACAGTATGGCGGCCTTGCGTGCCGACGGTCGTGAAACCAGCGACTTTTACAGCGAGCTGGCAATCAAGCTGGAAAATGTGCGCACCAAAACCGCCGAACTGAAAGCCGAACTTGACAAGAAAAACGTCAAAATCAGCGCAGATACAGGCGAGCTTGCCGCAGCACAAAAAGCCCTTGAGGCTTTGGGTTTGACGGCGGAAGAAGTAACCACCGGCATGAGTAAAAAGGCGGCGGAAGGTATTGCCAATTTTTCGCGTGTTGCCTCTCAGTTTGGTAATGATGCCGAGCAGATGGGCCGGGTGTTTCAAGCCGCGCTCAAGCAGATGGACAGCAAAGAATCAACCGATGCTCTTTTGGCCGAATTGGAAAAGGTAGGCAAGCAATCCGGGCTGACGGCCGAGGAAATTAAGAAAATCGGAGATACGGCAAGGGAATCGACGGACAAGGTTGCCGATGCATTTGCGAAAATCGGCGTGGACAGCAAAGCCGTGATGACGGGCATCAGCAGTGATGCGCGGCAGGCATTTACTGCTTTTCAGACGGCCTCTGCCGAAGCGGCGTCCGCCGGTCAAAAAGATGCCAAGCTGATGCAGGCAGCCTTTGAGGCCATGATGGGCAAACTTAAAAGCAAAGAGGAATTTGCCGAGTTCCAGCACCAGCTCAAAGCCAGCGGCGACGCGGCACTGTTGACGCAGGAGCAGCTTGCCCGTTTGGGCGATGCAGCTTCGGGCGGTGCTGAAAAAGCCAAAGCCGCTTACCAAGGGTTAAACGATACTGCCGTCAAAACAGGCGAAGCCGCGAAAGCCGCGCATGACAAAGGCTCGCAGGCGGCGGAAAACCATGCCCAATCGGTCAGAAAAGTGGCGACAGCCAACAAAGAGGCGGCAGCGGAAGCAGACAATGCAGCCAAAGCGGCGGCAAATGCGTCTAAATCGTTTAGTGATTACGGCTACCGCCTGACGCAAACGGCTGGATTTTATAAGCTCAATAATGAGCAGCTGGATTTGATGAACCGACAGTTTTCCGGGATTAAGTTGGGCATGGAGGCCACTTTCCGAGCTGCACAAATGAAGGACTATACGCAGCAACTGTATAGCGCAAACGCCGCCATGCAACGGCTGAACGAAGCGTCCGCCAAAGGTGCGCTTACTCAAGATATCTTGAACGATGCGGCCAGTGCAGCCTCTCGCGCTGCCGACAAATTGGGAAACACTGAGCTGACCAAATTCCGCAATGCGATATCCGATGCCCAACGCCGGCTGAATGCCCTGCGTCAAGAAGCACATGATGCAACCCGCGCGCTTGAGGCCGAGCTTGCCGAGCTTAATGGCAATACGGAAGCGATTTATTCTTTGCAGCAAGAAAGAAAAATCCGTGAGCTGAAACAAAAACTGGACAATGCCAACCGCCTCAAGCAAACCGATGTTGCGCGCGAATATCAGCGGCAAATCGACTTGCAACAACAGATTTACAACAGGCAGCGCAGCAAGCGCGCCGAATCTGCCACGCAAGAGCAAGTCCGCAACCAAGGTTCGTATGGTAACAGTAATGCCGCCCAGCGGTTGCAACAAATCGGCAATACGCAGGTTAATATCGACCCGGAAAAGCTTAACCAAATTTTGGCGCAGCGAGACCAAGCGGTTGCTGAGAAAGCTGTTAACGGTTTTATGAATAGTTTACAAGCTTCATTAAAGCGCACGACATAATTCAGACGGCCTGCAACCATCTGACTGCAACCATGCCAAGCCCCGATTTTCGGGGCTTTTGTTTTAATAGGGTTTTGAGAAAAATACGCAAAGGCCGTCTGAAATGGCAAATCAAGAATGGACGCTGAAACGGAAAGACAATGGCGTGGCCGTACATCTGCCGCAGGATATGCGCTGGGACGATGAATTTGAATGGAACAAGGTGGCGCAGGCCGCTCCGCAGCGCACCTTGTCGGGCGGATTGGTCATCCAACAAGGCATTAAGGCAAACGGTCGTCCGATTACGCTATCGGGCGATTGGGTGTGGCTTGATTTGAGTATCTTGCGTACGTTGCGCGATTGGACGGACGTACCCGAATTGGAGATGACGCTGACGCACTACGACGGCCGCGAATTTAATGTTATTTGGCGCACCCATAACGCGGCTTTGAACAATGTCGAGCCGGTGCATTACTCAACGCCGGAAATGGATAGCGAACGATACACCGCCCAGCTCTGCCTGATGACGTTTTAAGGTCGTCTGAAAACAGATTTAAACAGGATTTAAAAAGGTTTCAAAAATGGAAAAAACAACGCGTCTGACGCAGCAGGATTTGCAGATTTACCCCAGCCAGCGCATGACCGATACGCCTGATGGCGGTGGTTTGATGGTCGGTCAGCCGCTGACCGGCGAGGATAACGAGATTTTCCCGCCCGTCTCAGACGTTGACCGTACGATGGGCAGCCTGGACGCGCGTCTGCTGTACCCTGCCGTCCTGCGTAACGACTCCGAGCCGCTTTACGGTGGGCATTTTGTCATTACCGAGCCGCCGACCTCTGAAAACGTGTCTTTTTTGGCGTTTAAGGCGCGCAACTACGGCGAGAGCCGCGCGGATATTATGCCGCGTATTGAAGCGTATTCTGTGCCGACTGTCGAAAGTCGCATGACGTTATTGGGTCGCCATTTGGCAGGCGTGCGCCTCGTGCAGGCGTATCAGCGCGTAGAGGCTCCTTTGCCGAAGGTCGGCGAGCGTTATTGCCTGCAATATGAGGAAAAAACCAAAGATGTGACGCGCCGTATCACGGAGTATTTCCGCATTATCAACATCGAAGATGAAGTGCGAGTTTTTGAGATCCCAAAATCAAACGGTGAGGTCGAGGAAGTGCCGCGCCGTGTAGTCAAAATGGAAATCAGCAATCCGTTAACCCGAGATTTTGATGGTGTCGATTATCCGGTTAAGGGGTATGCCGCGCCTAAAGTTAAGATTTTGGAAACCCAAGTGGCAGATTCTGCGGCTTATTATGGCGTGAAACCTGTATCAGACGGCCTTTCGGCAGGAGATGCCACGCTGACGGTGTCTAGCATTTACGAAAAGCTTGTACCGACCTCGACAGTCGAGACACCTTATGCGGATGAATACCCGGTTCCCGGCGAAGCATGGGTCGCCGCTGCGCCGGAAAAGCAGCTTTTTTCCGGCCGTGTCAGCAATGGGACGTTGATATTTCCATGTTCGCTGCTACCGGGTAGCGTGAAAATAGGGAATTATCAAGACAACGCTTTGGGGCAACTAAAAAGCGGCGACAATTTAATCAGTGTCGATTATGCGCAAGGTCGTCTGACCGGCCTGCCTGATGGCTATCATACGGTAACGGCAATTCCTGCCGCTAATTCATCTGCTGCGAGATATGCCTTTGCTGTGGAAATTAAAGAAACCAATCACGGTACATCATTTGCGCCGCTCCTGAAGCCGACTCCCGTGTTGGGCAGTCTGAAAGTGTCGTTTATGGCTTTGGGCGTTTGGTATCTGCTCTCAGATTCGGGCGACGGTATATTGCGTGATGAGGCAGGGAAAGCTGTCGGCACAGTATCATCGGCGACGGGGTCGGTTGTGCTCAATTTACCTGTTCTGCCCGATATCGGTAGCCGTCTAGTGTTCCAGTGGGGCGGCATTTCCGGATTCGCCTCGTTCGATGGCGGGAAAACAGGGGTAGTGGCAACGCCGAAGCCGTCAGAGAGTAAATGTACTTATGATTTGGGACACCCTATTAAGCCGGGTACGCTTGTTTTAACGTGGACCGACAATGGTGTAAAAACTGCCCGAGATGATGGTAACGGAAATCTGACGGGTGATATCCAAGGAGCAGTGGATTATCTCAACGGAGTTATAACGACCGTTCGTTACATCAACAGCAATGCGGTTGATTACACCTGCGAGGAGGCGCTAAAAATAAGCGCAAGCGTGGTCGGCGGCGCGGGATATGGTATGACGCTGGGAGATAAGGGTACACACTTTGAGCTTATGTTTAAGGATTCCTTGCCAAATCAAGCTACTTTTAGTCTTAAGCTGGAGGGGAGCGTCTCCGAAAAAAACGAATATACAGTTCCGAATTGGTATGGCGCGGCGTTTAGAGAAACATTTTAATGGTGGGATTTAATGGCTATTTATTTGGGTAAAGTAGTTAAATCGGGTACGGGCCGCATCAGTTTGTTTGCATTCAACGGTGGCTGGCGGGTAGGTAAAAACGCCGTACAGGGCATTCGCTGGGATGGCGGAAAGCTCATTATTCCGAAATCGGTATTAAGGGTTGAGGCGTTGGCATGGGCTGTTGAGACTCATTCGACGTTAGAGGCTACTTGGTTTGCACAAAGAAAAAATGTGTCCGCTCAAAAGACCGTTGATATGTCTTTTGGAAAGTGGGATGTGGAGTTTCTGTCTGCCGATTCCTCTCATGCTAAAGCCCGGAGTGGACGTTTGGCGGGTGGGTTGTCATTTAATGTTTTAATTGACTTTGACCAGGGCAGCGCCTGTGTCTTTAACTCATGGTCTTTCTCGGACGGCGAGACTGAAATTGTTGAATACGGTGGTACGCTCTATAAAAACTGGAGCGAGACTAAAGGCAGTGGAGAAAATATCGGTACGTTATATATCAACGGTAATGTTTCGATTCGAGATCCGGCCATTAAATTCCAAAGCCTTAAGGTAACAGGTGGTGTCGTCCGGTTGCCCCAAGTCAAGACATTCAGTTATGCAGGCCGCACACCTGCCGCGCCGGTCAAGCCTGAAAGCTTTACCGTTTACGCGGGCAACGGCGAAATTGTCGGCAGAAGCAACGCAGCAGGCGAAATTACTGGCGGCATTACAGGCAAAATCGACTACGAGACAGGCTTCTACGAAATCAAGCGCAATGAGGGTTTTTACCCTGAAGATTTACGCTACAACGCTGTGACCCAAGACAACCTGCCTTTGGATTCATCAATTATCGGCATTGATGCCGTGCGCCTGCCTGCCGATGGACGCGTCCCTGTGTTCCGCAAGGGCGATATGATCGTGATTTCAAACCGTCTCAAGCAGGATTTGGGCAGCGCGTTTACCGCCGCTCAAAAAATCACGCTCAACCGTCAAAATATCGACCGCCTCTGCTTGGTCGACAGCAAGGGCAAGCACGTCCTCGCCGAGAAATACACGGCAGACCTCAAAGCGGGCAGTATTACCTTTGCCGAGCCGTTGGACTTGTCGCAATATACCCTGCCGCTGACTGCCATTTGCGCTTGGGAGGAGGAAAACCGTGTGACCGGCGTCGATATTTCAGGCCGTCTGAAACTCCAGTTTGCGATTGGGCGCAACTATCCGAAGGAGCATACATTTGTGTCTTCCGCCCTGATCGGCGGCGATTTGCTGGTGCGCGCTACCGAGCCGTTTTCGCAACAGGCATGGGATAATGTGTGGAGTGACGCGCAACGCGGGGAGCCTATTTTGGCGCGTACCAATGTCAAAGACTACCCGATTAAGTTGGCCAGCAACGGCGCGATAACCGAGCGTTGGCTGATTAAATTCATTACTGCAACCCAATTCGAGCTTTACGGCGAGCGGCTGGGCTTGGTCGCAAAAAGCGATACCTTGACCGATCTTGCGCCGACCAATCCGGCAACCGGCAAGCCTTATTTCACGCTCAAGGCGGCCGCATTCGGCGGCGGCTGGTCGGTGCAGAACTGTATCCGCTTCAATACCTACGGCACGCCGTTGCCTGTTTGGATTTTGCGCAGTGTCCAGCCTTCGCCGGACAAGCAAAACGGCCGCGATGGTTTTACCGCGTGTTTGCGCGGTAATACGGTAGCCGAATAAAAGATAAGGCCGTCTGAATAGCACTTTCAGACGGCCTTTATACCGTTTGTTTCTTTTTTTATGCCGTTTGTTTTAGAATGCATTATTTAAAATAAATATGGAGAATGAAATGGAAAACTATTACAAACTTCTTGGGATTATGTCATCTGCAACGGAAGAAGAGATTAAACGGGCTTTGAGGCGTGCTGCGGAGCGACAGGAGCTGGAATTGGATGAGATAAGATGGTGTCGCGAGTATTTGCTGAATCCGGCGGCAAAGGCGGAATACGATAAAATCCTCCATGCCGAAAATCCCGATCTTGCCAAAGAAGAAAGCGAAAAAGCGAACGAAAGAGAAAAGCTCAGACAGAAAAATAAAAAAAGCGGAGGGTCTGATTTCTTGAAATTGATCGGCACCGGGATTCTGGTTTCCATCCCGATGATTTGGTTTACATTCAAAAACAGCGGTACGTCATCCAAGCCGAGCGTATATCAGGCGCAATCAGCCTGCGAAAGCGCGGTAACGGGTATTTTAAAATCGCCTGCTTCGGCTGATTTCGGGGGATGGCAACGGCGTGAAAATGCCGATGGGACGTTTGAAATAAGCGGATATGTCGATTCGCAAAACAGTTTCGGGGCTATGTTGCGTGCGCAATTTAGCTGCTCCGTCGATGCAAGCGGCATTCAGGCGATAATTACTTCTTTCCGCTGAAATCAATAAAACAAAATAGAAACAAGCTATTGAGTGCAACTATGCCAAGCCCCGATTTTCGGGGCTTTTGTTTTAATAGGGTTTTAAATAAACCATTGAAGTAAAAAGAAAGGCCGTCTGAAATGTTTGATACGCAACGTGTGCCGGTAAAGGTTTACCGCTGGGATGACGAGGGTGCGCCGCAGGTTGAATCGGCGGCAGGCAGCATTAAAACGATTTTAAAAGCCTGCCTGGTTACCGGTTATGGCGAGGGCAATAAGCGCAAGGACGGGCTGGGCTGGGAAATGGCGTTTGAAAAAGCGCAAGAAGCCTGTTTCCGCAGTACGCACCCGAAGGCGACAAAGTGGTGGCTGGGGGTGGATGATACGAAGTATTTGGCAGGCGGCGACAGATATAGTCGTTATACCGATGTCTGTGGGATTTTAGAGCCGACATCGGCTACGGCAGGCAAGGCGGTTCAATCGGTTTGGAGTAGTGGTAGTAGGATTCGGTTTTCTCATCACTATTACTCCGAAGATGGCGTCAAATTGAAATGGGTTTTAATAGGTCATGCGCGCGCCTTCGCCCTTGTTTTGTTGAGTCCGGGCAATTCGGCGGCCAGCCCTGTACTTTATTTTGGAGAGTTTCCAAGCCTGGCGTTGGCGGATGAGCATCAAAACCTATTGGGGGTGGGGGCGAACGGATCAGAAAAATATTTTAATTTAAGTTCTTCCTACAGCAGATTTTATTGCGCGGCTATGCGCGATTACAAAGGGGATGCGCCAGATAGTTTTTATTGCGGTTCGAATACGGCTGAATCCTCTACCAGTTATCCAAGTCCCATCAGTGGCGGCTTTACAGCTTCCGATCTGTATCTTTTTGAGGAGGTTAAGGGGAGATATGCGATTCGCGGCTTGGTTCCGGGTTTAATGCGCACCAACGAAGGGATGCCGAGCAACAACGTTATCCCACAAGGGACTATTTACGATAATTTAGACAATTCCGGCGATGAATGGATGTATGTCAAATGTTTTAGTAATGGTGCCGGCCTGCTGATCAATCTCACGGCCTGGGAGCTGTAAGCCATGCCGAATTATGTGTTCCGCAGCCGTCTTGCCGTTAAGCGCGGCAAGACGCGTGGCAAAATCGTCAACCGGATTGCGCGCAGCCGTGCCGTCAAATCGCCGCATTGGAAATACGGTGGCCACGGCTATATCGCCGGCGAAGGTACGGGCATTGTTACGGTGGGCGGCCAGCCGGCTTCGCGCCGTATTTATCTGTTTGCCCGGCCTAATATGTACTGCATCGCCGATACTTGGAGCAAGGAAAACGGTAGCTACCGCTTCGACCGGCTTAAGGAAGACGAGGAGTATTTGATGGTGGCGACGGATTATAAAAAGCAATACGAGCCTGTGTCTTATGATTTTATTAAGCCTTATGTCGAGCGTGACGGCGGCGGTTGAGGCCGTCTGAAATGTCCGAAGACAAAATTTATGCTGATTCGGCGCGTATCCCTTTGCCTTTCGGCTTGGCGATTGGCTCCCGTCCGTCGTCCAGGCTCTTGCCGTTGGCTTTCAGACGTCCTTTGCGCCATATTGAGGACGGCGGCGAGATTGTTCCCGATGCGCCGCTTAAGCCTAATCCGTACCGCCCTCCGGATGGTTATGCGACTGTTTCGGGGGCGTGGGGCTTTGTGCAGCAGGCGGTGTCAAGGCAGGCGGTATGCGCGGCCGGTCGTTATGATTTGGGCGGCATGGCTGCCCAAGTGTCGGGGATAACGGCGGAGGCTGTCGGGGAGGCGGTTTGTTTTCAGACGGCCTTTTCGGATATGCCTGAATTGGAAAGTTGCCTGCATGAAACGGTCGGCTTGTCTGACGGGGTTGCCGGGTGTATGCAGGCGGTGCAGGCTGGAATGGATGGTCTGGACGGCTGTCTGCATGATGCTTTTCCCGATGATTTGTTCTTAAGTGGCTGTAATGCGGATCAATCGTCGGCGGGTCTTGGCGAGGCTTTGGCGGCATGTTCGGAGAGTGTATTTTCCGATGACGCTCCGGTTGGCGATTGTTTGGTGTCGGAGGTGCGCGAGGCGGCGGTATTGGCACGCTGTGCGCATCCGCAAAGCCTGCCTGCTTTGGCTGTGCCTTGCGAGTATTATGAGATTCCGGTTGAGCCGGAGCCTGTGCCTGAAACTTATGTTTGCGGTATCCGCCCGCCTTCAAACCGGCTGAACCTGCGCTTTTACCGCAAAAAGATTGCACACGATGCGCGCCATATTCCGCTGCCGTTTGCTTGTTTTGATACGGTAAGCACTCCTGTTTTAGACGGATATATCATGCAAAATATTATTAAGGCTACGGTTGACGGCCAGCAGATCGGGCTGTTTTCTGCTTCCTTTACGACTGATACTGCCGGTTATTGTTGGCAAGGCAGTTTGACGGTTTCGCCCGATGATTTCGCCAAGATTAATCCTGATATCCGCCCGAAAGGCCGGGAGGCTGAAATCGAGGTGCAAATCAATGCGGATACTTTTGTCATCATCGCGGAAGATTACAGCGACAACCGCCGCTTTGGGCAAAAGAGCTATACGGTAACCGGCCGCAGTGTTACCGCCCGTTTGGGCGCGGACTATGCGCCTAAAGGTCGCGGTACATACCGCAATCCGATTTATGCGCAACAAATCGCAACGGAGGTTTTACGCCCGACAGGTGTGGATTTGGACGGCTGGGCTATGGCGGATTGGTTGATTCCGGGAGATGTGTATTCGTTGACTGATAAAACGCCGATTGCTGTTTTGCAAGAGCTGGCTCAAGCCGCCGGGGGATTTGTGGAGAGCGACCGCGCTAGGCCGGTTGTCCGCTTTAAGCCTAAATGGAAAAAGGCTTCTTGGGAGGTTTCCGATGCGCCTGCCGATGTCAGTGTCCCTGTCAGCGTGATTTTCAGTATCAGCGGCCAGCGCAATGTGTCGGAGCGCGCCAACGGGGTTTATGTTTGGCCGAGCCATAACAAGGGCAAGGGTGCGGACGTGTACCGCAACGGCAGCAACCGCGAGCCGCGTGCCTCCGCGCTGACCAATACGCTTTATACCGACCAGCCGGTCTTGCTTGCCGCCGGTATCGCCGCTTTAAGCGAGACTGGCGTTCATAAGCGCGAAACGGTGTCTTTACCGGTATCGGATAAGTACGCCATTCCTATGGCGAATTTAGGCGAGATTTGGCAAATCAATGAGCCTTCGGGGAGTTGGCAAGGCGTGGTGGTTGGTGTGTCGGTCGAGGTTAAAATCGAAAACGATGCGCCTGTCGTGACTCAAAATGTAACGATAGACCGCTATTTTGACGAATGATTAAAGCTGGTTTAAAGATGCTTTAAAGGCCGTCTGAAAGCCATGTTCAGACGGCCTTTTATCTTTTTGTTGAGGATAACAAAATGACTAATCTGTATCAAAACCTGACGGCACTGCTCAAGCGCGAACAGCGAGGCATCGCCAAAATAACGGGCGATTTGGGCGGCGGCTCATGGGCGGCGCAAACGCAAAGCGGCGGCAATCTTGTTTTAAGCGGGCAAGCCGCTTTAAATCAGCGCGTGTTTTATGATGTCTTGAGCAACCGTATCCTTGGTCAGGCTCCCGATACTACTGTTTTAGAGCTTGGCGTATAAGGCTAAGTGCAGTGTAGCCAGGCATTGCGTTTGTATAACGTCTTAAAATAATTATTAATTATTTTGAGGAGATTTTATGCGAACTGAAGTGTTGGGTGTCGGTATTGGCGACATTTTAAAATTTGAAGCCACTGCCTTGACGCGTGTGAAGGTAAAAGTGCCGAATGGTACGCGTGCCGGTGATTGGGTCAATTTCTCTTTGCGTGACAATAAATTAGTCGCGTTAACCGATGAGCAGGACGGCTACGCTTTGGTACAGCCGCACAACTGTATTATTGACCTGCGTTATTGCGCCAAACCTGAAAATATTTCTGATATCTTGCAGCAAGGCGACCGATTCGGCATTCAATATATTGGCGCACCGGTCGAGCATGAGCGTCATACCGTTATGCCGTCCGGCCCCGCGGTTCCGCCTAAAGAAGCGGAGCGCCCGGTAGCTCCTCCTTCTCCTCCTTCCGCATTGAAACGTAGCCTCAATTTCTTCGGCGACTCCACCAATGCGCGTATCGGTGGTCAGGCTGTGAGCGTCGCTGCTGCCGAAAATCTGCCGGTTGTAAACAACGCACAGGGCGGCAGCCTGGCTGCGTATGCCTTGATGTCGATGAACGGCAGTCCGGTGGAAGTTACTTTTAAAGTCGATACTATTCCGGCTAAAGCAAATGGCGTGATGGTTGATGGCGAGTTGGTTTACGGCGAAGGCGTTACGCCTTTCAGTATGCACTCTACCGTCGTTATTATTGGCGATGACATCGAGGCGGTCATGACCGGCCAAACCGCCAATATTAAAGTTATTCCGCGCGATAGCCAGGCTCATAGCGTTGTTCCGGGTAAAAAATATCCGGTACGCCTGAAAAACAGCGGTGGTGTCGATGGTATTTGCGTGTTGGCAACCGCAAAAAACGACATCAACGGCGCAAATATCGGCAACTGGCAGACGGTTTTGGAGCGTATCAAAGGCTATGTTGAAAAATGTATTCAACAAGTTCAGCCAAAAGAATCGCCGCGTTATATTGTCCTGACTGTATGGGCTGATAATAAGCCGGGTTGGGCCAAAGAAAACCACCCATACCGACATCAGCTCAAAGATCAATTTAATAATTGGCTCAAGTCTAAATATGGCAATAATGTCTTTGATATTGAGCAATATATTTTATCTGACCAGATTTGGACGGATAGCGGCCTCACGCCGAATGAGGCGGATAAAAAAGCGCAAACAGACGGCGTAATGCCGTTGTCACTCTCGCAGGACGGCGGTGCTCATCTGCTTCCGGCGGTTGAGGCTAAAGTCGCCGAACGTATCATCGCAAAAGCCAAAGAGTTGCGCTACTTGTAGGCAAATATAAATAAAAGGCCGTCTGAATAAGGCGGCCTTCGGGAAGATTTCAAATATAAGTGGGACGGCGACGTAACAGTGCGGGAACACTGTTACGCCAGCCAAGCAGAGCATACCTGCATTGACTTCTAAGGCCGCCTTAGTCTCTAGAGACCGAGGCATTCTATCTGATACAGGAGTGGATGCAAATGCAAATCTATCGTGAATTACGCTGTAAGTTTTGTGGGAAATTGCTGGCAAAAGGCAGCGGTTGTGTACAAATAAAGTGCTCTCGTTGTAAAAATATCAATTCTTTCAGTTAATTAATAAATCAAAAGAATGCCTTTGAGCGTCATATTAAATCTGATTTAGAGCATCGCGAATGCCATAATTTAGGAGTATATATGATGCAAAAAATGCAACAGACATTACCTATTATCCCCTGGATGGGTGGTAAACGTCGTTTGGCAAAACATCTTTTGCCCATGTTCCCCGAGCATTCTTGTTATGTTGAGTTGTTTTCCGGTGGCGCAGCATTATTCTTTATGCGCCAAACGCCTGCTAAAGTTGAGGTGCTCAACGATATCAACGGACAGCTCATCAATCTCTATCGTGTGGTACAACACCATTTCGACGAGTTCGTCCGTCAGTTCGAGTGGACGCTGACCAGCCGCGAGACATTCGCCTGCCTGCAAAACACGCCGCCCGAATGCATGACAGATATTCAACGCGCCGCTCGCTTCTTCTACCTTCAGCACAACGCCTTCGGCGGCAAAACCGTCCAGCAGCATTTCGGGACAGCTACCACATCAAAAGCGTGGGATGCATCTCAGATTGAGGATAAATTAAAGGCTGCTAAAGACCGTTTAAAAGGTGTTTATATCGAGAATGAATCGTGGGATCGTTGCTTCAAACGATATGACCGTGAGCACACCTTCTTCTATGCAGACCCACCATATTGGCAGACCGCAGGCTATGACCAATCATTTGGCTGGGAGCAGTATGAATTACTGGTCAAGGTAATGGCAGAGAGTAAGGGTAAGGTCATGCTATCCATTAATGACCACCCTGATATTAGGGAATTATTTAAGGATTTCCGTATCACTCAACTTGAATTGGCTTATACGGTCGGAAGAAATAAAACTGGTAAAACCAGTGGAGAATTGGTCGTATGTAATTGGTAA